ACAGGGGGTACCTTAGGCGGGGGCCACATTTTCCTTTATATATGATGTAAGACATTAACATCCAAAATTTGGCGTTTTGGGTTTAGTGAACCAGTTTGAGTTTCGTGTCTTGCTTGATGCAGACGACTATGGGTGTATCGCATCCGTCGCAGCATTTTTCTTTCAGCAGCGCCTCTAACCGCTCTGTGGTCGCAGCCGAGCTTAGTTTGCCGGCATAGAACGGGTTGGCGCTGTTTCCGGTTATATGATGTCTTTGCACATCGAGGTCTTCTATTTTCTCGAGCATGGAGGCGAGTAGTGGATCTGTCTCAGAGACCTTGGCAACGAAGTCTTTTGTTCTTTTGTTCATGCTCTGGGTCCTAGTTGCTCAAGTCTAAACATCTCTACTCTCATTGAACTCATGCTCCTGGCATTGACGGGTTGCATCCGCTGCCAGTTATATCGTTGGCCCATGATGGCGTCTTGGAGAACGTCAGTGACTCGGGCACCAAAGTATGTACCCACAGCATTGAGGATGCACATGGATTTCTCTGATAGGGTGATACTGCTGGCGTCACCCCGGTCACCAATGGTCGCTGGCCGGCTAGGGTCCACGGCCTGCATCACGTTGTATCCGTAACCCTCGACGGAACCAAGCATGGTCTCCACGGCTAAATCTACCAGAACCCCGGTGTCGATTTTATTGCGGATGGCAGTCTTGTCGAGTAACTGCTTAACAGCCTTATCGATAGGAACTGACCGGCTGGCGACTTTCTCTATCACCTCTGGCTCGATAGGGATTGGCTGAGCCGCATCCTGAATCTTCCACTTGTTCTTCTTAGACATTTCCTTTAACCTCCTAGTAATGGCAGATACTGAACAGCTTACAACACAGACCAACAGCCTGCAAGACATTGCATCATACTATGAAGATGCTGCACAGGGCGCGCACTCGCTGCTCAAAAATGCAGTAATGGCGGCAGCCGACGACTTTGTTGAGTTGCACCAGAACCTTCGCGCTGTGAATGCTTATATCAAGGCGAAGGATGGCATCGGTCGTTTTATGGAGAAGGTTGTTGAGAGTCAGGAGCCTGAGATGGTTTGGGATCCCTTTGCTGCCGAGAGTTCATTGGAGACCCGGCTTCAGGTGGTACAGGCTAAGGCTGAGTTCACATCGGTGTCTGCTAGTGAGTCATCGGCGGTTGCACTATATCAGGCGGGCCTGAGCTATGATGATATAGTAGAGCATACGGGAATGAAGAAGAAGGACATCCAGAAGATGATTAGAGGGAAGAGGGTGAAGAGAAAGAATCCTAAAAAGTCAAAAAGTGTGCCCATCGTCAAATGATGTGTTACGCTTCGTTTGGATCTAGCCTACAGGGGATTCTCCTTTCCTCTTGTTTAAGCGAACTCCACACTTTCCTCCGCCGCCCATTAGCCTCTCCCCTGTAGCTGATGGGCGGTCTCTCCAAAGAATCATACCAGTTCCATGAGTTCTGGGAGCGGTGTAAGAACGATAGGCGATTCTACTTTCAGAACTGCCTGAAGATACGAACACTCGTTGGCGACTCCTACCGACTGTCACCACTAACCCTCAATTCAGAACAGGAAGAGTTGCTGTGTATGATTGAGGATGCAGAGGCAAAGCGCCAACCTGTTAGAATCATTGACCTAAAGAGCCGGCAGGTTGGAGGCACAACTTTCTTCAAGGCACTAGGTCACCATCATTGTCAGTTCAAGAAGCAGGCGAACGCGATGTGCATCGCTCACCTGTCTGACTCAACTAAAGAAATCTTTCATATCATCAAGCGCTACCAGGAGAACTTACCTGAGGCGATACCATTGATAGCGCCGGCCAAGATGATAGGTAATTCAATACGGTGGAAACATGGGGCAAGATACCAAATCCAAACCCAAGGGAGTACAGACGCCGCTCGAGGCTCTACCTGGGATTTTCTACATCTGTCCGAAGTTGCGTTGTGGCATAAACGTCGTCGGTCTACGACTGACGAAGACGCCTTGCAGGCACAGCTTGCCGCAGTTGCAGATGTACCTGGCACATACGTGTTCATGGAATCGACAGCCAATGGAGCGTCCGGTGCTTTTTATACTCGGTTCTGGCAAGCTTATAAGAACGAAGACGGGAATATCTATCGATATGTCTTCTTTGGATGGCAAGACCACGACCGATACATCCTAGAGCCGAGCCTGACAAACACTCAGTTGGACAAGCGGATGAGGATAGCCCACAAGGCTGAGGACGATGCGTTGTTCTATCGCCTTGCTGTCGAGCTTGGCTATGACGATACATGGGCGAAAAGGGCCATGGAGTTCAACTTGCCACCAGAACGGGTGAAGTGGGCGATTCAAACACTGAAGACCAAGTTCAGTGGGGACCTGACGCGATTTGACACGGAATACCCGCTTTCTCCACAGATAGCGTTCACTAGTTCAGCCAAAAGCCCACTGCCTCAGGTCAAGGTGCAGGAGCGTATTGACCAACTAAATGGGTCCGTTAGCACCGTGAACACTGGCAGTTTGTTTGGCGTTGACGGTATCCTCAAGCCGGGGCCTGATGACTGGCAAATATACACAGAACCAGAAGACGATCATCAGTATATCGTTTCCGTCGACACGGCCCACGGGGTTGAAGAAGGGGACTTCTCTTGCATACAGGTGCTGGACAGAACTGAGCGAGTTCAGGTTGCCGAATACTATGCTCGGACCCCACCGGATGTTGTTGCAGCCCAGGCACACAACGTTGCGACTCTTTACAACGATGCCCTTATCGTCCCAGAGATTGACGGCCCAGGTCTTGCCGTCGTCAAGGTATTGCTTGACTTCGGATACAACAACATTTACGTGCGAAGCATCAATTCAGTGAATTGGACACAGCGCTATGGGTTCAGAACCCAAGCCAAGGGTGAACGGGACGCAATGATTGCTGCCCTTGGTCAGGCTATCCGCTTGGAGACCCACACATTTCATTCGACAAGGTTCTTATCTGAGTGCAAGGTCTTCATTGAGACCACCAAGGGTCGGTATGAGGCAATGCCCGGTGAGCATGACGATGCTGTTATGTCGATGGCCATTGCCATATATGTTGACTCCTTGCTAGAAGATGCGGCAATATCGGAGCCAGTGCGAAAGAAAGACTTGTCACGGGATTCAGTTGCTCAGTTCATAGTGGCTGACGATGAAGACCGGGACCCACACTTGGGGGTATGGTGGAAATAGCTATAATCATTATGCTTTTGCCATTTAGCGCACTGTGTGTCGCTGCCTCCTTGTATATATACAATCGAGATATTCGAGAGCGCCGTCGCCAGCTTTATGATTTATCCCAAGATTATGATAATCGTTGGCAAGAGTTTGAGGCTCAGCACCGGGGTAAGTTTGAGCAGGATTACTGGAACATGACAGTCAAACACCCAGAGAGGCACGAAGATGGCAATCACAGCGTTTAGGCATCCATATCAAGGCCCGCCAGGATATAAACCACCCGAGCCGCCTAGCCCATGGTGGGAAAGGGCTGGTGGAATGATTGGCGGTGGGCTTGCGAAGGAACCACTCTGGAGTTGGCCTTCATTTGCTGGTGCTGGTGCTGGTGCTGGTGCTGGTGCTGCTTCGGCTGGGTTGACTGCGGGTGCGGCTGGCCTTGGCGGAAGCCTTGCCGCCCCTATGGGTGGCGCTGCTGGGGCTATTGGCGCAGGGGCTACAACGATGCCTGCCTTGGCACTTACTAGCCCAGCGCTGGGCGCAGCGAGTGTTGCAGGCGCAGGTACTGGCATATCCTCTGGACTGGCCGCAGGTGCATCCGGCCTTGGCGGAAGCCTTACTGCTGGTGGCGCTGCTTCGACGGGCGCTGCTGCTGGAGCACCGCTTGGGCCGATTGGCGTAGTGGCCCTAACTGTGGCTGGCGCACTCGTTGGCGCACTTCTTGGCGACTGGTTTGCCGACGACCCTGAGCCACCTAAGAAGCAGGGCATCAAGCCTACCTTCACAGGCGGCAGCCCTTATCGCGCTGGCTCGGGTAGCCTATCTGACCCAGGCGGCAGTCCTGGCGTTGGCCAGTCTGCGAACATACGTCTTGGTGCGGCAACAAACATACAAAGCAGCCTATCGGGCTATTAGGGAGCAATTATGCCACTACCTCAATTACCACCCCCTTCTGGCCCTGGCGGCGGTCCTCCAATGGGCGGTCCTCCAATGGGCGGTCCAGGTGGAGGCCCTTCCCTGGATGACTTGCTTCGCGTGTTGTCGAAACTACCGGACAGCGCAAAACAGATAATCGTCCAAGAGTTGCAGAAGCAGCTATCTGGAAGCCCTTCACCCATGGGACCCCCTGGAATGCCTGGCGGTGCCCCCGGCGGTGGTCTAGCAGGAGCCGCTAAGGCAAGGGCAGGTCTGTAATGCCTGCGAATAAGGAGGATCCATGGTGGGATTCATGGAAGAGCATGGGTTCCGGCGCTGGCCAAAGTATTGATCCAAATCTCTTACGGCTACTGGCTGAGAGGCAGCGAAAGCAGGGCCTAGTAGGAAATAAGCCTGTAGCCCCAACGCAGCGACCGCCGACACCGGCCCCAGGGACGCAGCCGCAAACCGCGCCAATGAATCCACGCCTGCGTGCCGCGCTAATGATGCGGCAACGCCGCCGCCAACAAATGCAACAGCAACAAGCCCCGAGCTACGGGCAGGCCCCATCCCACGGACAGGCGGTTCCACGTAGAGTATGAGTTATTCAGGACCAATCAGTGATGCGTATGCCAAGAAGCAAAACTCGGCCACCTATTCCCCAACGGCTGTCTCT